GCAGGGTGACCGGGACCCCGATCAGGTTGCGGGAACGGTGCCAGCGGCTGGTGGGATCGAACACGGCCACGGCGGCGGTGGCGGCCTCCTGCTGGTCCAGCGGCTCCGTACGGCCCCAGGTGACCGACAGGCCGTCCAGGGCCAGCAGGGCGGACGGGGACCCGGCCACCGCGGAGCGGGCCACGTCCACCCCGTCGATGGTCAGGAAGGCGGCGGGGGAGAGCCGGGTCATCCCTGGCCGGCCCGGGCCACGGTCCGGGTACCCACGGCCCGGCCGGACCGACGCAGGATCCGCTCGAGCTGCCGGCCCACGGCCACCGGATCCAACGCCCCCGTTATCGTCACATAGGTATTGCCGGACCCGGCGGCCGCGGTACCGGCCGCGGGGGAGCCGGCGGAGCCGAACACGCCGGGGGCGGCCCCGCGGACCGCGACGGTGGCCAGCGGAGCCCCAGCGGCCGCCCCGAACACGCCCGGCCCGCCGCCGGCCGCCCCGGCCACCGCGGGGGCCGCTGCCGGGCCAATATCGAAGATGCCGCCGGCCAGGAAATCCCCGAACTTAGAGAGCTTCCCCCAGATCCACTGGACCAGCTCCCAGAGCCGCTCGAACGGCCACAGAATCACCGTGAACGCCCCGGACACGAAATCCCGAAAACCCTCGAATTTGGCGTAAAGGACACCGATAGCAATGATTGTTGCGCCGATCGCCAACGCCACCAGGGTAATGGGATTGGCATACAGGGCAGCATTCAGCAACCAGGTACCCACGGTCAGGATTCCCAGCGCAATGGCCAGGGCCTGCACGGTGCCCGTGTTGTCCTTCATCCAGCCGGTCAACTCCGCCAGCTTCTGGGACACCACGGTGACCACCGGCAGCAGCGACTCCCCCAGGGAGGCCTTGGCGTCCTCCCAGGACGCGGACGCCCGCTGGGCCTGGCCGGCGGCGGTATCGGACTCCCGGCCGAACGCGCCCACCGCGGCCCCGGTCTGCCCGGCGATCAGGCCCAGCACGGCATTGGCGGTGGCCGCCTTGGCGGCCGCCCCGGTCAGCTCGTCCTGGCCCTGGGCGGCCAGCCGGGCGGAGATATCGGCCGCCTTGATGGACACCCCATACCGCTCGATGGGGTCGGTCTCCCCGCGCAGCAGGGAGGACAGGGCGGCCACCGCGTCGGCGGTGGTCCCGCCGTAGGTGGCGGCCAGATCCGCCCCCAGGCCGATCAGCTGGGTAGTTTTCGGGACCAACTGATCGGAGGCGATCCCCATATTCTTGAGCTGGGACCCCATCACGGTGGCCAGCTCCTGATAGGAATTCTTGGACAGGCCCACGGACTGGGCGGCCTTATCCGCCTGGGCGGCGATCGCCTTGGAGGACGCCCCAAACACGGACTCAATGGCCCCGGAGGACTGCTGCAGATCCGATGCCGCGTCCATGGCCTGCTTGCCCAGGCCGATCAGCAGGCCGCCGGCCACCGCCATGCCGGCGGACGCCTTGCCCAGCGCGGACTGGAAACCGCCGGTCCGCTTCTCCGCCTCCTGGAATCCGCGGGCCGCCCCGGAGGCGTCGGACACAATCTTGATCGCCAGCGTCGGATTCTTGCCCGGCATGGTCAGCTCCTGTTCATGCGTTCGGCCTGCTCGTCCAGCAGCTCCAGCGCGGTGGCAATGTCGTGGTCATCGGCGGCCAACCATTCCCGGACGGAAATGGAGGTCGCCAACGCCAGGGAGACAATCAGCCGGCCGCGGGAGCCCTCCGGGTAGGGCGGGCGGCATCGGAGTCGTCCTCCGCCAGATCGGTCACGTCCAGGCAGAGCTCCTGGAACGCCTCGAACTTCAGGTCCCCGATCACGCCGGCCCGGCGGGCGGCCGCCCAGGCGGTAAACGTGTTGGCCAGGAATGGGACATCCTGGGCCGCCCCCCACTGCCGGCGGGGGGCCGTCTTGTCCCAGAGGACCAGTTCCCGGTTGGTCACCCGGACCACGTGGGTGACGCCGGCCGGCGTGCCGTCGTCCAGCACGATGGAGACCCGGCGGCCGGGCAGGGCCCGCGGCTCGAGCGGGGCCGGGGCGGGGACCGCCGCGTCGTCCAGGTCGTCCTCCTCGAGCATGACGAGGCCGGCCGGGCCGGCCTCGTCATAGGTCACGGGATTGGTCATGGGGTGGGTACTCCTTCGATAGCGTCGATGATGGTTTCCAGGGCGGCCAGGTAGGTGCCCGTCCAGGTGTTCTGGGTGCGCTGGGCGGCGTTATAGATCCACGGCTGAGGCTTGATGTGTTGACGCGGGGACCCCCAGTGAATGGCCGCCGCGTAGGGAACCGCTTTCCGGCCGGCCCGGACGATCGCGGCGGTCTGGGTGCCGGCCGGACGGAGGGACCGGGCCAGGTCCCCGGACCGCCGCGGGGTGTCCGGTAACGCATCGTGGGCGACTTGTTCGGCCACCTTCCGGTGGGCGTCCTTGAGGTCCTGCACGTCCAGACCGGCCTTCTTGAGGGTGGCCCGCAACTGCCGGGCCCCCTCCACCTGCACGGCCGGCCTGGATGAGGGCACTAGAGGCCCGACCCCAGGTCCGGATCCCCCACCAGGGTCCACTCCAGGGCCGTCGTGTTGTTCTTCTTGCCCACATCCCCGCCCAGCTCGAGCGGGTCCACGATCACTACACCGGTCACGGTGCGGCCGGCGGTGGTGGAGGGGGTGAACTCGAACGGGACCTCATCCCCCCGGTTCCCCCAGGAGTAATCGAACATCCCGGCGTCGGTCAGGTCCTGAATCAGGGTGGCGTTCAGCACCCACGTGTAGGTGGTCTCCCCGGCCAGGGCACCACCGTCCAGGGTGGGCGTCGGGTCCTCCCGGTTCACGCTGGGCGTGACCCGGCAGTTGGTCACCTGGGCGGTGAGATCCAGGGCCGTGCCGGCGGACCCGAAGGCCAGCAGGCCGGGCCCCAGCTTCTGAGCTTTCGTGGGCATCGAACTACTCCTCCAGCGGAAGGTCCACGGCCAGGCGGAACGCCGGCAGCGGATTGGAACGGACGTTGAGAATCACGGACGTGTCGATCAGCGCATCGGTGGCCGGGTCCTCGTCCGGATCGATCACGGTCAACGCCTTGGCCAGCAGGCCGGACAGGACCCTCACCGGCTCCCAGTCCCCGGCGGCCGGGGCCACCAGGAACACGGACGCGCGGAGGGTCGCGGAGCCGGCCAGGGTGACCTCCCCGATACTCGAGGAGGTCACCCACGCCCCCGGCAGTTGCAGGCGGGCCCGATCGGTGGCGGCCGGCACGCCGGCGGTGGTCAGCAGGTCGGCCAGCTCCTCGAGGGCCGGGACGATCCGGTCGGCGTAGCTCATCCCGGCCGGCCCACCGCATACTTGCCCAGGTCCAGCAGCATGGCGATATCGGACCAGTTGGACTGCACGTAGCCGGGCCCGTCCACGCCGAACTCCGCCATCCCGCCGGGGGAGTCACGGAGCCGGTACAGACGGACACCCAGCAGCTTTCCGCCGTACTGCTGGTGTTTGGCCCAGGCCCGGCGGCCGGTGGCCTCGTCCGTGGCCCCCCGCGGCGTCAGCCACGTGGGCACCAGGGAGACCACCGCATCCACCGCGTCCGCCACCTCCGGGTCCTGCTCGTCCCAGGCCCGACCCAGGCCCTGATTGACCCGGGCCAGATCGGTCAGGACGTAGGGATCCAACGGTTCAGGCCCGGAGGGGGCGGGGCCGGTCATCAGGCGGCGGGGGCCAGCGGGACGGAGATGATCCCGCCGGGACGCTCGAGGGAGTAGCCCACGTAGCCGTAGACGGCGGAGTCGATGCCGCCGCGGGCCACGTCTAGGGCCTCCACCCGGATGGGTGCACCCCCGCCCAGTTCCCGGGTCTTGGCGGCCTTCTTCACGCCCAGCACGATCTGGCCGGCCGGCACGTCCGCGGACCGCATGAACTGCTCCGGCTTGATCTTGAGCAGGGCCAGGAAGCTGGGCAGATCCAGGTTCGTCAGGTCGATCAGCGTCAACCAGTCGATCGTGTTCATTGCGATCCAGTCCGGACCCTGCCGCACGCGCGGGGTGTCCTCCAGGATCGCCGTGCCCAGCGCGGCGGCCTTGAGCACCTGGGTGGGTCCGGTATCCACGGTCCGGTCTACCGGCACGTAGGACGCCGGCACGTTGGCATCCACCGACACGTCCAGCGCGAAGCCCACCAGGGCCTCCGCGCACCACAAATTCGTGAGTTCCCGGTAGGACTCGGTTTGCTCCTTGTAGAACCCCGTCCAG